TCAAGAGCTCATTTGGTCTAAGAACTCCACCCCATTATCCATCGTGATGCTGTGAAATATTGTGTTAAAGTGTTCTTTATACTGCATCTCAAGCCTATCGAGTGTTTGAACAATTGTTTGTTGTTTCTTATTGGGTATCTTAAAGATGAGTTCTTTCCTCGTTACTCGCTCTGTAAGGACTTGCAAGCAGGTAGTTCCCTTACCGACAAGCAAATCCATTTCCCAGTGTCCTACTTCTTTTCGTTCATTTATCCATTGAGGTCTTTGTTCTATGCTGCGTCCTTTGACGTTATTTTTGGCTACCGTGCCTATCTTTTTATACACTCTTTGACTTTTATTCCGCTTTACCGGTAAATTTTTGTTGGTTAGCCGGTGAAAGTCCCCTCTATCTATCATGTTGTAGAGCGTTTTTGTGCAAATACTTACTGAAAAGCCAAACCTTGCGCTTTTATTTCTCCTATGGCAGCATCGGGAGAAAACTTATCATCGGCTATGCGCTTTTCTAAATGCTCCAAAAGCGCCTTATCGCCTTTAATCTTTAACTCGCGCCCTTTCCAGAGCTTCATGCGTTCGGCATGTTCTTGTCCCTGTTTTGCCGAGTAAAAGACTTTTTCAAGATAATCGGGTACCTGCGGATTGCGACTAACATAGGGATTTTCAATGCGCTTGCGGACAGTCCCTTTCTTTATTTCCCGCTCGATGGTTCTTCTATCTCGGTTTAATACCTGTGCTATCTGCTTTGGCTTATAGCTTTCTTTTAATAACAGCTCAATATCGTACCGCTCTCTTTCGCTCAAGTATTTCCATGTTCTCCCTTTTGTGCTACTATCAACTTGGTTCATCTGTTCCTCCTATTATCATTGATATTCTCATTTCACAGTATAATGGTTTTTCGGTTCAGGTGAACCGTTTTTTCTCCTTTTTGTGGGCATTATATTTTACAACTTACCAAAAGCACTAGAAATTAACAAAAACTATTGACACACTCATGGAGACAGTGCCGACATCGGGAATACGAAAGCCGTTTGCAGTATATACCCAATAGGTATTATCAGTGTTTGACCGTCTTTCAAGACGGAAACCTGCATGATGTGAATCGTTAATCGTAATGACAATTTTGCCGTTTGCCGAGATTGCTGCTATCATATTCCCTATACATCCTTTTTAGTTACTTAAACGAAAAGCCCGGAACCTGCGAGAAATGGACGGCATCTTCAAGTTTCACTTTGGCATAGCCTTTATCGTCAAACGTGATGATTTCTCCGGTCGCTCCGGTTACAGACTTTCCCGCTCTTTTTTCCGAAATAACTTCTACAAAGCCGTCGGATGAAACATTGAACTGAAAACCTGTGCCGGTCTTAGGTTCTTGTTGTTTCACTTTTTCAGGATCGTCTTCATCATCATCAGCGTCATCAGTTTCATCGGTACTATCGTCCGTTTCGTCGGATGCGCCGCCTGTTTCGTCAGCCGTCGTTTCAACTTCGTCTGCCGTAGCTTTTTCTGCAATACCGGTTTTGTTTTCCGATGCTTTTCTTGCCATTAGTACAAACCTCCCGTATAAGCGATGTTCTTAACAAGACCGCACTGCTTCGGAGCGCGAACTTCAAGCGCACCGAACAGCATAACAAGGAACGGAGTTTCCGCCTTGTTTACCGGAGACAGCGGGAACGTACATACCGGCAAAAGCTGGGCAAAGGTGTACACCGGCTGGAAACGTTTCTTGGGCAGGAAAATCATGGAAGCCGTTCCCGGCAACTCTTCATTCTTGTCCTCGTAAACCGTAGTAGATTCCCCTGAATCCGCTACTTTATCCATTTCCATCACTTGCGTACCGTCCTTTTTGGAACGGCAGATAATGTAACCGGTTCCACGCACACCGGAACCTGGGGTAATGGTAAGCGTTACCTTATTACCGGTCGCGACCGTCGCAGCAGCGGCAAGAGTGGTGCCCGCTGAAATACCGTACTGGTTTACGGCATGTACCGTGTAAATGTAATCACCGGCATCCGATGCAGCAAAAGAAGAACCCGTACCGCTTGATGCGGCCGTAACGCTTGCAGGAGCGGCGGGGCGTTTGGTTGTATCCCCTTCCGCAACGACCGTTCCTTTCACTTCAAAGAACATATCATCACCGGCTTCTTCACCGCTTAACGCGATGTTTGCGCCGACGGCCGTTCCGTAATCGGGAATTGATTTGAAAGAAAGATTGGGCACCGGCTGATTCATAATGTACCGCTGTTTTTCTTCAAACAATTCTTTTATATCTTTGGCAAGCACGGTCGGGAAAAGCGCCTTATCGATAAACCCGCCTTTTTGCCGAACTTTTGCGGCAATTTCGTCAAAGATTTTTTCGCCGTAAGTACCGATTCTCGCACCTTTAAGGTTGATGATATTGCGGTCAGCTTCCTTCGCTTTATTGATAGCGGCAAGGAAACCGTCAAATTCGGTCGGAACGATAGCCGAATCCCCATGAAAGCACATGTATTCGGAACCTTTGATGATGGTCTCAACGCCGGAGAGTTTTTCGCTTGCAAGAGCGCCCTCAAACGTTTCGGCAGCTTCCATCTGCTTGGTAACCGAGCGGCGTGTTTGCAAGTATTTCATTGCAAAAGGCATACGATTAAGTGTTTGGTCTGTGTCAACAGATTCTCCGCCTTCGGCAACGGAAAGATGACGCCAATCGCCATGTCCGGTGCGTAAGATGACCTCATGCACGGTAGATTTAACCGGCGTCTTCTTCACTTGATTCATAACCTTGCAATCTTCTTTCAGTTGCGAAACAACATTCACAACTTCCGATTCAAGGTTTTCCGGAATTAAAGCACGGCCGCCGGTAAATTGTGCGGCATCCGTGCCGTAGCCTGCAGAAAGTGCTTTCTGCAATTCGTTTACTTCCGGTGTATACGTTTCACCAGAAGATGTACTGTCAAAAAAGCCCATTATTTAGCCTCCTTCGCAAGCTCTTTCTGCAAGAACTTGTAATATTCGTCTTTCATCGGCTGACCGGTGTGCATACACTTTTGCATATCCGATGAAATCATACTGGATTTAATCATGTCGATTGTCCCATCCTGTACGCACCGCTGTAAGATGCACTGCACTCTATACAGGTCGTCCTCCGTAGGTCTTCCTTTTTGAATAGATGCTTGTGCGCCTACTCCGTTGTTTGCTCCGGCCGTCCCGCCAAAGCTCTTGTTAAGAACCGATTTCGGCGGAAGTTGCTGATTGCCGATTGCATAAATCATTTGAGCAAGACCTTCAATCGCCCCGCCCAAATCTTGAATCTGTTCCTGATTGGCTTCGATAGACTTACGCATATCACTAAGGTCGGCATCAAGCGCTTTAAGGACGTCCTCGCCGCTCATATCGTCGCCGCCATCATCGTCATCATTGCCGTTTCCACCGTCTTCTTCGGGATCAGCTTTGTTTTTCTCGATGTCGTCGTCATCATTGTTTCCTGCGGGATCATTGCCATTTGCGCCGCCTTCATTCTTTTTGATGTCGTCTTCATCTCCATTTCCGCTGCCGCCTACGAGAGGCTTCAAAAGACTTGCAACAGAATCGCTAAATGATTTTTTCATCATTAGCCCTCCTCGATCTATAATTTCTGCGATTATTTCGCCGGTTTTTTCTTTTGGTACACCATGCGCAGTCAGGTAATCAGTTGCATCTTGTGCGCCATTTACCCGTCCTCTTTTAAGCATTTCAATAAGACCGGCAATAGCCTCATGTACATCAGCTTCTGCTGTTTGTGATTTCTCGGTTGCATCAATTGTTTTGGTATTCGTATCTTCCGGGATAAGAGCTTGCCCGCCGGTGGTTGTAGCTGAATCGGTGTTATATCCTGCACAGAGTGATTTTTTAATTTCAATCGGCAAGCTTTCAACAAATTGTGCCGACGTCATCGACTTTGCAAAAACGGCATAGCCGACAGTATTGTTTACCGGCATCGTGGTAAGTGCTAAATCATTCCACAGTACATGGGTGATTTTTTCAACGCCTGTTTTTACATTCTTGATGACTTTCGGAAATATGCCGCCGACACTTGCCCTTACGCGGGTAGAACCGGCTTTCAGCATTTTGATTATATCTTTTGCTTTTTCATTCGTTGCGTAGAGCTTACCCTTTACGATTGTTTTTTTTGTCTTTTCGTCAAACAGTACGTCTACCGGTTCCCCGATAATCATTGAATCATCAGCTATTACATTACCTTTTTCGTCCTTGCGCTTGTGAAGGTGGTTGTACGAAATAACACCGCCTTTCAAAAATTCCTCTTTGGATTCCATCAGTGCATTTTGCAGGACTATTTGATTTTGTAAGTCTAAATTTTCGTTACTAGCTTCTACTTCAAACAGGTAATTACCGAAATCGTCTACTTTTCCTTTTGATTTTCTAATTTCAAGATCGAGATAAATAGTGTTAAACGCATCCGTATCGGTCATTGCTGCACCCCGTAAAAACAAAAAAAGACAGCCTCGCAAAAGGTCAGTACCATCCGTACTGTCTTTTTAGCGGCTGCCTTTTTGAAGTGCAAATCGCAATTAAGAAGTATATATAAGATTGTTCTTGTTTATTATATCATAGGGTTAAGAGATGGATTTGTCAAGGAGTGTAGTCGTTTTTCAATTTCTAGTCGCTAAATACACGATCGATTATATCCTGAAACTCTCTAAAGAGCTGCTTTGCCCGCTCACTGCGAAAAGTATCGTTAAATCCATTGCTTTTGAGCGCATCGGCAATACTCTGATAATACCATGCTATATCATTTTTCCCCGCATTGAACCGTTCCCATATCTTTTCGCCAATGCTTAGCTTATCACGGTACATACTCCGTATGTTTGATAGCTTATCAGCAAAGCAGACCTGCCGTGATTCCGTACTTGCTTCTTGTATTTTGTCTACAGTTCGTTGCTTTCGCTCCTTCCATGTTTTTGACTTATCTTCGCTTTCAGTCTGGACTATCGCAAGAACGGCATTTCCGAATGCTTCTTTAATCTCTTCCGGGGTGGTATCAGTGTCTTCAAGTGTATCGTGCAGGATACCGGCAATAATTACATTTTGACTGCAATCCATAGCCGTTAGAATCTGCATTACTTCCATCGGATGGACGATATAGGGAATATCCGTCCCTTTGCGTTTTTGCCCTTCATGTTTTTGTGTGGCAAAGATGATTGCTTTTTGGATAAGCAGTTCGTTCATTGTCGCCTCTCTCTGTTTTATAGTATCATGCTCTTTATTTCAGGCGGTATATATCTGGATTGTTTCGCAGCATTGATAATCCGTTTAAGGATTTCAGGCTTTACATCTTGCTTGTCGATAAGGATGCCCTTGTTGATGCCGTTAAAAATCTCAACACTCGACATTATGATTGTCCGCTTATAGTCCACTATAGAATCATGCGTGATAAAATGATGATCACCTGCTTTTAACACACACGAACAGTCCTGCACATTCGGGTATTTAAGTGTTGTAACTGAAACGACAACTTGATTAAATTCCGCATCGGGATTTGTAATAACTATTCGCAAGTGCCGTTTTTCATCTCCGCTCGCTGTTTTTTCCGGAGCACTGAGAAATGACTTCCCTTTTGACATGTTATTTAGACGCTCAATGCTGCAAGTTCTTTTTCCTCATTCCGATAATACGCATCTTCGGAAAGGATAAAATCAATTTCTTCCTGTGTTCTACCTAAACCTTCAAGAATAGTTTCTTTTTTTATCGGTAAACGAGACCCGTTCGGATTTTGCCATTCAGGACACACTTGAGGATTATGCACTACCTGTATCATCGTTTGCCAACTTGCTTCGTGATATTCAGCGTCTATTTTGTCGAGTATCTCTTTTTCACACTCCGATAACTTTGAATCCGGTATGCGCTCTGTCGCAAGCATCAGATTGTAACCATCTTTGATAAACCGCGCATTCCAAAGATTCTGACTTGCAGAATCGGTATACTTGCCTTTTATCAGGTCATATACTCCGCTTAATACCGGCCCGTTATCAAGTGAATAGTATACGTCCCCTGTTATTGAAACATTCATTTCTCTAATTGATTCACGATCCGCTAAATACATCAGTTTTATGAGTTTTGTATAATTAAGTGTTGTTTCTTTATATTTTTTGAGAATATATCCTGTAACCTGTATCAGCTTTTCAAGATTCATTCCGGCTCCCATTCACTCATAATATATCATATTTCGGGATAAATAACAAGGTTGTCAATAGTTTTCTTAGAATTTATGAAACCAGTACTTTAGTCGTTGCATCGTTCCCAGTCTTCAAAATACTCTTCTTCAGCCTGTTCGAGCGATGCAAAGTTATCATCAAGGCTTTTTAGTGCTTCTTCAAGAGAAGTTGTGTCAAGGCGATATTCATATGAAGTATGGTAAGCAAACAACCTTACTCTTACCCAGTCTTTTCTATTTTTGCGGAAAAAATCAGCTTCCGCCGCCCTGCCTTGTGGTGTTAAGTATTCTTTGTGTTTCATACATAGGTTTATCGGCAGATATGACTATTCAGGAAAGAATGACGGAGCAGTTATTTTACCAACTTCCACTTCTATATGCGGAATGGTCAAATTCTATGTTATGTTCTTTCAAAAGCTGTTCAAAACGATTCATACTACCATTGTGTTTTTCGCAATAATCAACGATGTATGGAAACAGTTTCTTTACATCTTCATTCTTAATCTCATCAAAATATTTCTTTTGATCATCAGTGTAATCACCATCAGAAAGCCCAAATTTACTATCAAGAAGTTTTATTACCTTTGGGATTTCCGAATACTCAACTACACACCATTGTTCTAAATCCCCTGCGCTTGAATCTAAATCACCGTCAGAAAGTGTGAAAGTAGTATCATAGTCCTGATATGAAAATTCAGTGTCATAGCAACCATTAGGATGTTTGCTTCTTCTTAACGTTATTGTCGTATCCATAATCCCTCAAAAAAAATAAAGCCGCGCTTAGTAAGCGCGGCTTACAAAATCTGATTTATGCTGAAGCAATTTCGGCCATACGCTTTTTAGCATATTCTTCCGAAACTCCGCCCCACATAGGATTGAATCTTGTAGTTGGTTCAAGTTGTTTCGTTTTGTAAGAGAAGACGAATGTTTTTCCATTTTCGTCAACAGCCCAAATATCTTCATAATCATCTGCGTAATACTTCATAGCTTACCTCCTACATCTTTACTATATCATAAAGAAATAATGCTGACAAGTTTTAGCCGATATATTCAACCAAGTGTTCAAAATGCTCGATTGTATCATTGTTTAAAACACCGTCTGCCTTTGCCTGCTGGTAAATCGGGATTGCCTGTTTCATCTGCTCCCTGATTGCCGCCGCAAACGGCTCATGCTTATAATCTTTGTCAAAAATATTCAAGGCACCGTCTTGTCCCTTTGGTATATCATTAGTCGGAAACGTTCCATTTTCTGAATATCTGTTTGATAAACCGTAAACATTCTTTTGTGCCGTTACCATCACATCAGCAAGTTTACTATACTTCGGATTTCCCGTATACTTCTCCATACTTCATACAGCGCATGTCCGTAGCGTTCCTTTGCCACCATATTGGCGGTAGTATTAACCTGCAACTCAACGATTGCACCGTTTGACAGTTTTATATTTGCATTGATGTCTGAATATCCGACAGATTCAGGCGATGTAGGTTTAGCGAAATTATTTTTAATCCGTGCAACTTCCTTCATACCATCAAGATGCGTTAGCACATTCGCTACATCTTCAATACTGTTAAGACAGATTGTGTGCCCGTCGCAGTCGCGGATAGTCCGGCAATGATAAGTGTCTGTTCTTTTGTCGTATAGTAGCTCTTTTTTTCCTTTTTCTTCATTATCTTTCTGATCTTCACGCAGTTTTTCTTTGATTTGCTTTTCACTTTTCAAGCTCTGCCGCTTCATAACGATAGGGTTCAGTGCTGCGAATTTTTGACATATCCCATCAGTAATATCGCTAAACTCTTCGCGCACTGCATTGATTGTGTCATACAATCCTTCGATTGTGTCGCAAGATTCAGGCTGCATACCGTCAGTACCGCGCCAACCTGATTTGACGCTATTTGCATCCATCAGTCCACGTATCGCATCAGCAGGGTTAATCATCTTGGTAACCTGCTTTACGTCTGTATGGAATACTTTAAAAACTTGTCCTTTCGCCTTTCCTGTACCTAAAACAGTTACGCCGTCTTTACCTAAGTCAACTATTTTACCGGTTAATGGCTGCCCGTTCTTCGTGAAAATCACATGGTCGCCGCGAGTGTGAGCGTATGAGTGCCTAGCTTGTGCATCTTGCGATGATTGTTTCTTTGCTGCATGATGCCCATTTTTCTGTTCGTCCCCTCTTTTGTATACGGTCTTTTTATGCCCGTTTTTGTCGGTAATTATTTCTTTGTGTAATTTCGACAAATCCCTCTTACCGAACGCTTTTTGCATTGCTTCTAACGTATCCTTTTGAAAAACAATCTTCATGACCCTCTATTCCTCCCTGCATGAAATAAAAAAAACGCCGACTACCCCTGCTATTCGCATGGGATAATCGGCGTTTGCTTTTGCATAACAACCGTTATCAGTTCATTATGTGTCGTCGGTATGAGTAATACCGCTTATGCAATCCGTGAAAATGCACTTTTCCTAAAGAACAAGTTTCCGTTCTTGTCAAAATAGCATCATGCCTTCTTTACATCTCTTCCAGTCTTTTTTGCCTCGTTTTCGGCTTTGATCTTTGCCTTCCATTCATCGTCCATCGGGTGTAAATCGTTCATAATGCTTTCTACATTGAGTTTTACCAGTTCATCAACGCTTAAAATATTCTTTTTATTCGCTTCGTTGTATGCTATGGCTTCTTGTAAAAACTGTGCTCGCATGTCTTTTGCCCTATTGATATTCTTTCTGGCTTCATCCATAAGGCGCACATAATCCTGTATCTTCTCTTCGCAATCTTTTTGAGAGTGCATATTTTTTGAAGCAAGATAAGAACGGCAGGATTCACGTGCATCAATCAGTTTTTAGAGGTTTACCAAAATTTCAAAAAATGCACTAGATAGCCTCCAGTACATACCTTAACAGATTATCACAGCACCACATTACGAATCAATAACCTCTAACTGTAAGATTAAAAGTAAGACGCGCAAGACCATGTTACGGCTGGCTTGCTAACGGATTACTTGCCATCAGTCAGAAGAGCCGGTATACGCCGGTTATTTTGAGCGGTTAAACAGGTTATTGCGGTCGTCTGTTTAATCGCTTAAAACGCGAGACGGACGCCATAGAAACTCCGGAAGCACGTAGGGAAGACCGCAAAATCATCCTTGCGTGCTTTTTTTTATCCTTTGCCACGAGGATAGGAGGTTTTTATGAAAAAATGGAAACGATTTAAAGCCTGTGTGATAGATCACCTTGTTATCACAGATAAGCATGTCACCATAGAAGTGGTGATTAAAAGTTGTAGAAAAAATTTATACGTCGCTTGTTTCGATGGCAGTATTGAAAAAGAAAATATCCCTAATATTAAAAACAACGATTTCTCGAATTTCTTTATGCGAGGTCATTACTACGGTTTTGGCGTGAACTGGAAGGGCATACATTCCCAAGCTATTGATTGGAGTGAATGCGTTCTATCTGAGAAGCTTCAGCGGAAAATAACAGCATGACAAATAAAGCGGTGTTAAAAGCGATAACGGAAGATGCGGTAATCTACGAGGTAAAGGCGGTAATAGACCTTACCGGCTTAGCGATCCAGCGTATAAACACCGGAGCCTTTGCAATCGGCTCTGGTAAAACCCGCCGCTTTATCCGCACCGCCAATAAGGGGACGCTTGACTTCGAGGGCTACGATAACCGTGGGCGGTTTGTCGGTATTGAGTGTAAGCGTCCAGTTGGCGGGCGCTTGTCAGTAGAGCAAAAACGCAGAATCGATGACATAAATAAAAAAGGCGGCATTGCCTTTGTAGTAACGAGTGGAGATGCCGCATTGCAGCAGCTAAAAAAAGCGGGCTGTATATAAAGATGCACCGGAAGGGAATTGAACGGGTGCAAGCCCCGCGCATCTTATAAGCTAAAAGACGGCCGTCTAAAGAGCTTAAAACTTTATATGAGGAGCGTGGCTATGAATGAATTTTTCGAGATTGCGTCAAGATTTGCGTATGCAGGCGGCAATGTATCGTTCGATGTTGTTGAGGCACGAAAAGAAATCGATGCAGACGGCGTGTCTTATTGGACATTGAAGATTGCAGTGCAAAAAACACCGGAGCAGAAAGGGAATGGAGGGGCGGACGATGCAGATAACAAATAAACAAAATTTACCGCTCGCATTCGTTAATGCGGTATCAACCGAAAAGCATAACAAAGACGGTGAGTATAGCGCAACGACACTTAACAAGGGAGTAAAAGAAATCATCTTAACCAAACGACATTGGGACAAGCTTACGGATGATGTAGCGGATCGCGTTTGGGCGGTATGGGGTGCCGCGGTTCATGCACTTTTTGAAGCGCAAAAAGACAACTGCTTCCATGAAGAGCGTTTTAGCATTCCTGTATTGCAGAGCGTCGTTACCGGTCAAGTTGATAGTTATGATATGGAAAAAGGAATTATCAACGACTGGAAAACCGCATCGGCATGGAAAGTTATTATGTCTGATTTTGAAGATTGGAAAAAGCAGGGAATGACATACGCATGGCTTTTAACTCAAAACGGACTTACCGTTAATAAGTGTCGTTTTATCGCATTGTTAAAAGATCACAGTAAAACAAAAGCAAAAACAGACAGGCAATATCCGCAAAGCCCTGTTTTTATCTATGAATTTGACGTAACAAAAGCAATGCTTGCAGAAGCCGAGGCGAGAATTTTTTCAAAAGTAAAAGAAATAGAAGCCGCGGAGAAAATGAGCGACGATGACATTTTGCCCTGTACAGCGTCTGAACGTTGGGCGGACGGTGAAAAATGGGCGGTTATGAAAAGCGGCAGGAAAACAGCGGTTAAACTTTTCGACGCACAAGATGATGCGGATGCGCATGCTAAAGAGCTCGGTGAAAAACATTACGTAGAGCACCGCCCCGCGGTAAGCAGAAAGTGCAATGATTATTGCACGTGTAAAGACCTTTGCAATTTCTATAAACAAATGCAAGAGGGCGGTACAGGGTGCGCGCTATGAACGATGTTAATTCCGTTGCGCTTATTGGACGTCTCACGAAAGATGCCGACATCAAATATTTGCAAAGTGGTACGGCGGTTGTGAATTTAGCCTTTGCGGTAAATGAAAGCGTCAAAAACGGTAAATCATGGAGCGAAAGAGCAAGCTTTTTTGACGTAACATTTTACGGGCGGCAAGGGGAAGATTTACAGCGGTATCTAACCAAAGGCAAACAGATTGCTATTACCGGTACACTACAACAACAGCGCTGGCAAAAAGACGGGCAGACAAAAAGCAAGATTGTTATCATTGCAAAAACAATCCAGCTTCTTGGAAGCGCTCGCGATGGCAATATGGGCGGTATGGTAAGCACGCCGCCCGCCGGTGAAGATGATTACGAGTGCATACCGTTTTAGGAGGTGGTAATGCTGGACGCAATGGAAATCTATAACAAACTATCACACCCGCCTGAAAATATGTTGCGAAAAATCACCGGCGGCAAATTATCCGGTAAAACAGATATAAATCCGCAATGGCGATACAAGGCAATGACTGAAACATTCGGGCTTGTCGGTATCGGTTGGAAGTACGAAGTCATGCGGCTTTGGACGGAAGCCGGAGCAGACGGCGAAGTATTAAGTTTTGCGCAAGTTGCCATATACATTAAAACCGGCGATACGTGGAGCGATCCGATTATCGGTGTTGGCGGTTCAAAGCTCGTTCAGTTTGAGAAAGGGCAGCTCGTGAGCAATGATGAAGGGTTTAAGATGGCGATAACGGATGCCTTTAGTACCAGCCTTAAAATGATCGGCGTTGCCGCAGCAATCTACGAGGGCAAATGGGACGGTTCGAAGTATAACGACCTGCCAGAGACAGCCCAAAAAACACAAGCAGGGCAAGTCCCGCAGCAGAACAGAACGCCACCGCAAAAAAGACAACCGAATGCAGCGCCGGCGCAAAAACAGCAAGCAGCCCCGCAAGGCTTTACGCAGAAAGGCGGAGAGGCAACACCGGATGAGCGGAAACAGCTTGATGAAATGTTCCGCTACAAACATCCGAACGGACAACCGGTGTTTACACGCAATGATATACAGGCGTTCAGCGCCATGCGGAAAGATAAAACGGCAAAAGAGCTTATTACTATCGTTTATGACGAGATGGTAAAGCGCTGCAAGAACGACGAGCCGCTGCAGGAAGACCTGTACTAAGGGAATGCACCAATGAAAAGCATCACGGTAACGCTGCATAGAGTTTTTAATAAAGGGCATCTCTGTTTCGAGCTTCCTAATAACTTTGTGGATAAGGAAGGGTTAAGACAAGTTCTTTCTTATTGCCGCGATAAGAAAAATGATTATGTCAGTGTCACCCTGACAGCACCTCGCCGTCCACGCAGCACGGGAGATCACTCGCAAAATCATCACCTAAACGGACACATCATGCAGATATGCGCAGAGACCGGCAATGATTACGAAACGGTAAAGGCGAAAGTGAAAATGATTGCCTGCGAATGTTTCGGCTATCCGTATACCGAATTTTTGAACGTGATTGTCCCTCAAAGTGAATCAAGAGCGAGCGTCGAGGAGTGTGCATACCTAATAGAAGCAGCACATTTATTAGCCGCTGACTTAGGCATTATCCTAAAAGAGGAATAACAGATGACAGAGGGTCAGGAAAAACAGCGCCGCTATGCATTGGCGAAAAGCGGCGGGGTATGTGAGGTATGCGGACAGCGTCCTTTATATGGAACATTGCAGGGAGCACACCGAATTGGGAACACAAAAGCTAACCGTGCGAAATACGGCGATTTTGTGATCGACCATATTCTAAATATCGGTATGACATGTAGCTTGCGGTGCAACGGCGCGCTTGACATTAGCCGAAACGAGGGCGCATGTATTGCGCTTTGTAAAGCGATTTACGAGCGGGAGGCGCTCAAATATCAAACGGGTAGACAGTAGGCAGCTTTCGTTATTGTTCGATATTCCATACTACAGCGAAGCGAAAACGGACAATCAAAGATTTATGAATATGCAAAAACGTTACATCATAGATAACGATATAAAAGCGCTCGACGATATGTACCGACTTGGAATACGCGTTGCGCTAAAGATGATCAACAAGTTTTCGGCAGCAAATCGGCATATTCAAAACCTTACGCGGATGGAGAAAAGCGAGAAAGCGCATAACGCATCAAGCTATATTATCGAGCAATACATAAAACGCCCTACGTTCTACATAAAAAAAAGTTACACCGCATACCTTTATAAAAGGGTGCAATATGAACTTTTTTACCATCGAAAAATCGACGCAGCGATTATCTACTGCGATATGACAAACGCGCTTTATTCATAGCAAGGGGGGGGTGGTATGACAAAAACTTATTTAATTGCAAATCGTGATAATGCAATACGGCAAATGAATTACTTCTATGCAGATAAACCTATGTATGTATTTTGGAGAAGTGTATATCGGCACTATCAAAAAAAAATCGCAGAAAGGGATTGCGCGGACTTACTTGCGGAATACCTTGAGCGAATGTACGGAAGAAAACACGACGAGGAGGTGTGTTATGGAAAAGGTCTCATTGCAAACACTTAATGGCGGCGCGGTTATCGACTTGTTCAATGTAGAGTATGAAAAATTACTTGCGAACGTGAACGATGAAAACACCAAACCGGAAGCAACGAGAAGTATCAAGATTGAACTGAAAGTAAAGCCGGAAAAGACGCGGAGGGTAGCAACCGTACAGATATCGGTTGCTTCAAGTCTCGCCCCGATTAAACCGGCAGAAACAGTTATTTTCTTTGATACAGACAAGGGCGAGCTTGCCGCTTTTGAAGATGATCCGAAGCAGCAATCGCTTGATTTTAAATCTGGCGCAGTCGGCGCCATAGGAGGTTAAACGTATGGATTTTGGAAAAGAGGCAATCGAAAAGATTGAAAGTTTGATAAGGGATAGTTTTACCGTACAAGTAGACGGCAAGACGTACAGCACGCAAGGTTTAAAGCCGGTGTTGTATGAACCGAAAGCAGTCCCTATTTGCGTTGCAACGCTTACAGGGTTTGTCGATTTTGTCGAACGGAATATTGATGAACTTGATTTAATCAATTCCTACATTGCCGTTATCGACAGTCCGCAATCGGTCGCTTTGTGTTCTACTCTTTTAGATCAACAGAGAGAGCGCGAAATTCTTTTAACTGCAAGCCTTGATAGCGACATGAAAACATTTCCGTTCGGGACTTTTATGCCACAAGAAGAATTTATCATCAAATTGCATTCTCTTTTTGAAAAGAAAGAAGGAGATGATTTTGACTACGTTGCGCTAATGGTTTCAAAAATAGTGCAAGCTGATACCGCCGATACGGATGATGACGGTATTACGCAGCACGTAACCGTCAAAAGAGGCATAAGCGGCGCATTAAAAGATAAGGGAGAAATTAAGCCGATTGTTCGACTTTCTCCATACCGGACATTCAGAGAGATTGTGCAGCCTGAAAGTCAATTTTTATTGCGCCTCAAAACCAGCGATAGCGGAAAGGTACACGCTGCGTTATTTGAAGCTGAGGGCGGCGCATGGCGTAATGAAGCGCGCTTACGGATTGCCGCATACTTAAAAGAACATATCAAAGTATCGGTAATCGCTTAAACCTTTACTCCCTGCCGTTTTTATGTCGGTGGGGAGCATTTTCAACCACGAGAATGGATACAGACAAATGGAACGGATTCTCCTCTATCATGATTCATTTCAAAATTGGAAAGCGCACTATATCGAAAAAGCGCAGCTCGTATTATCCGATTTACCGTACCAGCTCGGAGCTGCCGCATACGGTTCTAATCCTAGTTGGTACATCGGCGGGGATAATAAAAACGGAGAAAGTAAAAACGCGCGCTCTTCATTTTTTGACACCGATAGCAAGGCGGGTTTTAGAATTGCTGAATTTTTCCACTTTTGCAACAACCTTTTAATCAAAGAGCCGAAAGCAAAAGGAAAGGCGCCGTGTATGATTTTATTCTGCGCGTTTGAGCAGCAATTTGAATTGATTGAAGTGGCAAAACAGTACGGGTTTAATAATTATATCAATCTGGTATTTCGGAAGAATTTTTCCGCACAAGTATTAAAGGCGAATATGCGCATCGTCGGTAATTGTGAATACGGGCTTATTTTTTATCGTGATAAACTGCCTAAATTTAATAATAACGGCAGGATGATTTTTAATTGCATGGATTTTGAACGAGACACAGCAACGCCAAAAATTCACCCGACGCAAAAACCACTTAAATTACTGGAGCATTTAATCCGCACCTTTACCGACATAAATGATGTCGTAATTGATCCGTGCGCCGGAAGCGGTACAACATTGCTCGCCTGTAAAAACCTCGGACGGAAAGGATACGGCTTTGAAATTAAAAGAGAGTATGTAAAGGGCTTTTATGAAAAGCTCTTACCGCTTGCGCAAGAAGATCTATTTATTCAAGCGGAATTAGAACAGCAAGAAAAAGAAAAGCAAAAACGGCTCGTAGCGTTAATCAATGCGTAGACAATAAAGAAACGGAGCTTCAATATGTCAGTAAGTTTTATCTTTTATGAAACATTTGCGAAACAATTAAAACTATTAGACAAAGAATTACGCTATAAGTTTTATGAAGCGATTGTTGAATACGGGCTTTATGGTACAGAGCCCGATTTTACAGGGCTTGAAGCGTGTGCATGGATTCCAATACAAGAATCAATCGACAATGCCAAAGCCCGCCGCGTAAAAGAGATCAACGACGGTAAAAAAGGTGGACGCCCTGAAATACCGCAAGAAGTACAACAGGCAATCTGTAAAGATTTACAAGCAGGGATGAAGCAAAAAGAGATTGCAGCAAAATACAATATTGCGCAATCGAGTATATCGTATATTAAAAAGGAGGTTTTTGATAAAGAATATCAAAAACCATCGGAGAATATCGAAAACCACCCGCAAATATCAGAAACCGATTTTGAATATCAAAAACTCCCCGCAAATATCGAAAACCTTGATGTAGATGATAATGGTGATGGTAATGATATTCCGCCGGAAGTCTCCGGCGGGGACGCCCCGCCTGCACCTGTTCAAAAAACACAAACCATTCCAGAACAAGCAAAACGGTTAGCGCTCCTACTCTATGACTTACACCGGCAGATCGATACTCACTTCACCACCAGTCAAAAGCATATCGAGCAATGGGCAAAAGACATAGAAAAGCTCAATCGCATTGATAAACGCAGCTATGAAGACATTGAAAAAGTAATCCGCTGGATAAAAACCGCGGGGAACTTCTGGTGTCCCAATATCATATCAGGCTCAAAATTGCGAGAAAAATACCCGCAAGTGTTTTTGCAAATGCAGCAGCAACACACCCGCGATCCGCCTGAAGGGAAAAATAAGCGCTTCGATTGCAACGTAACCGGCGCTCAAGAAGATATGCCGTTTTAAGCTCAAGGAGGAATTATGTGCACATGTGAACAATCAAAATGGTATATACCAGCCTTTCACGGCAAAGAAGCATTGTTTCACTGCGAAAAGCACGGGGATGTGAAAGTCATGCACCTAGACGGCTCAACCAAGCCGCCTCAATGTCCTTTGTGTGTACAGGAGCGCGAAGAGAAAAAAAAGCGAGAAAAGCTTGAAGAGCTCCAAGCGCAAAAGCTCACGGCAATGGGTATCCGTGACAAATATTTCAACGAAAGTTTTACCACGTATGAACCGCAAAATGAAAAAGCAGCGAAATATCTTCAAGATCTTTATGAACTTGCCAAAAATCCGCGCGATACGTTTGTATTGCTCTATGGAAAAAGCGGCACGGGCAAAAGCCACCTTGCAAGCGCGGCAGTGATGCTCAACAGCGGAGTATATACCACATGGGAATTTTTAGACATGGAAATAAGGTCAACGTACAACAGCTACGCGGCGAAGAAAACAGAATATGAACTTATTGTGTATTATTGCACCGTTCCATTTCTCGTTCTCGACGAAATCGAGAAAGGTAAGAATGAAGATGCAAAGATGCGCTGTTTGTCGCTTATTTGCCGTGAACGACATGAGCGCAATCGCCCCCTCTGGCTTGCGGGAAACTGTAATTACGAGTGGGTAAAAACAATGCTTGACAGTTCTGTTATCGACCGGCTGAAAGAAAAGGGCAAGTCGTTCAATTTCGACTGGGAAAGCTACCGCCCAAAGCTGCGGAAAGCAGCCGCGATTAAAAATGAGCGTAATGAGTAATTGCGCAAACACAATTGAAGTGGAGGAATAAAACTATGGTAAAAGGATTCAAGGGTTTTGATGAAGATTTGACATGCAGAGGATTTCAGTATGAAATCGGTAAGACGTATAAGCACAACGGTGAAGTGGAGCTTTGTCGTAGTGGTTTTCATTTTTGCAGAAAATTAAAAGATGTGCATCATTTTTACAACTTAAAAACATCTCGCATCTGCGAAATTGAAGCCGATGGGAAAATTGATGATGATGGCGTAAAATCTGTATGCTCACGGATGCGCATTGTGCGAGAGGTATCACGTGAAGAAATTTGGTCTATAATAAACATCGGCGAAAAAAATACAGGGATGTTCAACAGCGGAAGCCGCAACAGCGGCAACTCCAACAGCGGAACCCTCAACAGCGGCGACCTCAACAGCGGAACCCTCAACAGCGGCGACCTCAATAGCGGCACCCTCAACAGCGGCAACCTCAACAGCGGCAACAACAACAGCGGCAACAACAACAGCGGCGACCTCAATAGCGGAAGCCTCAATAGCGGCGACCGCAACAGGGGCAACAACAACAGCGGAAGCCTCAACAGCGGCGACCGCAATAGCGGCAACTCCAACAGCGGAGACTGCAATAGTGGTAACCGCAATAGTGGTAGATTCAATAGCGGTAACCGCAATAGTGGCGATTTTTGCTCTTGCGATTATTCTTCCGGTATTTTTATGACAAAGAAAATCACGTATGAAGCCTTTAATAAACAGCTTACCAAAGAAGAATACGATGATCTGATAGGAAGCGAAGGATTTAGGCTTTTACAACGCTTTAGGTTATACGCATTCAAAACTCGGACTGAAAAGAACGGGCAGAAACGCCTTGCCTATTTATCCTACAAAACAAGCTGGCGAATGTTTTGGCAAACGCTTACGCCAATGCAAAAGCTGACAGTCAAAAGAATGCCGCATTTTGATGCGGATGTGTTTTATGAGATAACCGGTATCAAGCTGGGGCTATCACAAAAAGAGGTGCAAAAATGAAACAATTTATCGAAGATTATAAAAATGAAGAAAATTTTGATTATATTGAATACGTCGCTGGTAAAATGATGGGCGATGGGGAGATTGCAAATGCTCAAATTGGGGCAAGAAAGACATTTTCTATAGGGATGCCCGTCTTCAGCGCTGAAACTGGAAAGTTTTTAGGACGTCTTAGTGCGAAAGCTAATAAAGACTTTTTTTTCGACGCAGTAGACGCATTTGATAAACCGATTTCCACTTTTTGTTGGTTCGTTGATGAATATCAAGGTGAAACACAACCGGTTATAACCTACTGGCAAAAGCTAGCAAAGGAAAGGAGCAACACTGCGACCGGTAAAAGTATAGATAAGCATGTGGAGGACTAAATAATGGAATTTGACAAATCGAGAGTATACACCGCGGTGAATGCGGATGAGTTACCGATTGGGAGTAAGTGTGTTTTTGCGGACACAATACAAGGGCTTAAAGAAAGAAAATATATTGATACGCTAATAGGTATCGCCGATGAAAGACGTGTGTGTCGTTTTGCATCAGAGCATGGGAGTGATTGGAAATATGCACTTGCATACCTTATCGAACCGCCCGCCGAACCGAAGTATAAGCCGTTTGAAAGCGTTGAAAAAGCGATGGACGCAATAAAAAAACATGGCGGGTGGCTTGAGCGCAAAAGCGATGGGTTACAAGGTATTGTAGTCGCAAAGAGTGGCGACCGAATAAAAGCAGTACAGTGCTGGTATCGGTTAGGTGATATGTTTCAATCCCTTGTCTTTGCCGACGACGGCAGCCCCTGCGGGGAATTGGTGGAGGAGTAAAATAAATCTAAAAACATCCTAAAAACCAGCCTTGAGAATGACTATAAGGGTATGATACGCATTTTCAAGGTGGGTTGCAATGGAAAAATTACCCGATGGCTTTAAGATTGACTTTAGTAATATTACCATCAATTCAAAAGAGAAGCAAAAAGAAAAAGCAGAGAATAAAACGCATCGCAGGACAACAAAGTGTCTTGAATTATCGCTGGAATATGAAATGCGTAGAGGGTTCTCTGAACAAAAGCTATGGGATGCAATGGGCGGCGTAAAAGAGCTAAAAGAAAATACAAGCTATAATTTTATCACCGCCGGCGATGTAGATGCCTTGAGTTATCTCCAATTGGTTTTACGTTATCAAAAATTAGATTATTGCCTTTTTTCTACGTGGTGCATGGGAGCCGAAGATATTTTGAAATTTGACCAATGGCTAACAGATGGAACAATCAAAAAGCTTGATGCGTATGTCGGTGAAATATTCCCTAGCAGCTATAAAATAGAATGGACAATGTTGAAAGACTTGTATACTAAGCATGATGGAGCAGGCAGAATAGCCGTATTTCGGAACCATTCTAAAATATTTGCAGGATATGGGAACAATTTTTATTTTGGTATACAAACAAGTGCAAATATAAATACAAACCCACGAACCGAAAACGGTTGTATAACAATCGGACGGCATATATTTGATTTTTACAAAGAATATTTTGATGGCATAGATAGTTTCGTAAAACAAAAATGAGAAAATGAGAGTGGGTAAAGGATATACAAAAACGCAAGTTTTAGAAGCTATTGAGACAAGCGGGGGTGTAATGGCAGTTGTTCAGCGACGGCTCGGATGTGCTTCATGGGAAACCGCGCGCAAATATGTAGAAAAATGGAAAGAAACACAGGCAGCTTTTCTCGCTGAAAGTTGTATTATCAATGATTTGGCGCGTTCGATTGTTATTAAAGATATTCAAGGAGGGAATGTCCAAACTGCCAAATGGTGGCTTGAGCGGCGCGTAAGGGAAGAGTTTAGCGATAAGGCAGGGATAAACCCGCCGTCTGAAAACATTGCTCCAGATAATACGTTGAGGATAGAAATAGATGACAGTACCGAGTAGCACCCTTTTTGCAAAAGCATACAATAGCGCATTCAAGGCAATTATGGCGCATAAAAAAGAGCGGTATACGTTTACCGGCGGGCGGGCAAGCTGCAAGTCTTCATTTATCTCAATTTGCATTGTCCTATTGATTGTTATATTTCCAGACTACAACGCACTCGTTATCCGAAAGACAGCTAAAACTTTGCGCCGTTCTGTGTTTGAACAGATAGTATGGGCAATAAGGCTCTTACATCTTGAAAACCGCTTCCAAATACCGCGCAGTCAAACCGCTGCCTTACCGATTATCTATAACCGTGGAGGCGGAATCCAGCAGCGGATATTGTTTGCAGGTTGCGACGATCCCGAGAAGATAAAATCACTTAAAACCGCATCGGGCTATTTTGCTATTTTGTGGGTAGAAGAAAAAACTGAATTTCACGAAAGCGAATTACAGAATATCCGCATATCGGCATTGCGCGGCGGCGATGCGTTTTATATCTTTGAAAGCTATAACCCTCCGAGCGCGACACGGCATTGGTGTAATATCGAAGCGCGCACCCCAGACAGTAACCGTATGGTAATACACACCACCTATCTCGACATACCGGCGGCGTGGCTAGGCGAGGCAATCCTGCACGATATAGCGCATACGAAAGAGACGAACGAGCGGGCATACCGAAATATCTACCTTGGAGAGGCAATCGGTACCGGCTTAAACGTCTTTGAAAATGTCAAACTACAGCCGATTACGGATAATCAGATAAAAGCGTTTGATTATATCTATCGCGGCGTTGACTGGGGCTATTACCCCGATCCGTTCCAGTATGTAGTAGGCGCATACCAAAAAGCGACGCTCTATATTTTTGACGAGTTCAGACTTTACAAGCACGGAAACATAGAAGCGTTTAATGCCTTAAAAGACCACATGAATAATCAGTATGACAGATACCGGTATGATACACGGCAAAAGGGAGAAAAAGACAGGATAGAGAGCGAGCGTATTACCGCCGATAGTGCAGAGCCGAAAAGCATTGCAGACTTCAGAGCGTTTGGAGCGGATATGCGCGGGGCAATAAAGGGAGCGGGTAGCAGGGACACCGGTTTTAAGTGGCTGCAGGGCTTAGACGCTATCATCATCGATCCTGCGCGGTGTCCACATGCCGCCGATGAGTTTACCCTCTATGAGTACGAAATAGACAAGCGAAGTGGAGATGTCATGAGTGGTTATCCAGACGGGCAACCAGATCACTGTATGGATGCGGTGCGGTATGCAATGGAAACCGTGTATCGGCGGGCGGGAGCGTAAGATGACTATAGGGAGTACAGATACACAATGTTTGAAGCAATAAAAGGATTTTTTATGAACATACTGAACATCTTTAAAAGTTACTCCATCAAAGAAGTAACCGGTATCGACACGCATATTTCAAGCGTGATGTACGAACGTATTAAACTCTGGGCAGATATGGCAGCGGGGCAGGCTCCATGGAACGAGAAAGCCCTGCCGTGCGGTGTGCTTGACCAGATATCGGGACGGCTTGCAATGATGGTATTGCGTGAAATTGCCATCGAAGTTCGTAACGATGCTATCAAACCGGTGCTGGAGCATTTAGACGCAAACATTGATAAAGTTGTTGAGTATATTACGCTTTTGGGCAGCGCTCTTGTTCGTCCGATTTACAGCGCGGGTAAGCTCCAGTATGAAGCGCTTCCATTAGGAAATTATTTACCGACAAGCTACGATTTTGACGGCACCCTTACCGGCGCGCTTATTTTTAAGCAAGTAATAGACGGGAAAAAGCTCTATTTATTGGTGGAGCAACACACCTACAAAAACAATGCGCATTCAGTTGAATGCACCTTATACCGTAACGACCTCGGCACTATGCGCAAAGTCAACCTAACCGATTGCCAGCAGACCGCTGACATAACACCTGCCTATACATGGCAGCACGTCCCGCAGCCGATGATTGTTGAATTCCGCAATCACAGCACTAATAAGATTGACGGCTCAAATGTACCGGTTGCAATTATCGCAGGCGTTGAAAATTTGATACAAGATGCAGATGAGCAGTACGAGCGTATGAACTGGGAGCAAGAGGGCGGGGAACTTAGAGTATTTGCCGACCGCGATATGTTTGAAAAGCGGGTAATACGGGACGGCGGTACGGTTGGGGTAAAAATGACAAAAAGCCTCAACCGGCTTGTTACGATGATAGACGGGGACGGCAGCCCTGACGGCAAGAAGATCACCGAACACGCCCCCGATCTCCGCACCGCTTCACAGAATGAAATGTTTCAGCAAATCCTCCGCCGCATCGAACTTACCTGCAATATCGGCAAGGGAACGGTTTCCGATATGGAAAGCGTTCAGCAGACCGCAACGCAGTATTCTGGCGGCAGGCAGGAACTCTATGCAATCGTTGACCGCATAGAAGACGAAATAGAAATAAAGTACCAGCAATGCGCCGATGTCTTTGCGTATATGGCCGCCGCTTATGGCTTAGGCAGCAATGATAGCCATATCACCATCACATGGAACGATGATGCCACACGTAAAGATATAATGCAAGCAAAACAACAAGAGATACAGGAAATCAACGCCGGCATACGAGATAAATGGGAATACCGGCGGGATTTTTTCGGAGAAGATGAACTAACGGCTAGGGCAAACGTACCGATTGAACCGTTTCAATCAAGTCCCTTTGATTTAGCGTAA